CTTCGACACAAGCTCTTTTACAAAAAGCTCCTGCTTTCGAGTTAGTTTTTTATGCTCAAGGGGAACACGCCTACTGATCTTCTTTGGTCGAGCGCACAAGGCTTTGCTGTTATCCATTGCCGGAGTTTATGTGGGCAGAAGGGCTTTGTCAAAATATCCCTATATAGCTGTAGCCAGCAAAAATAAAAAAAATAAAAAACGATTTCAAAACGCATAAACGGAATATCGATATTAAGCTTGTCTTGTTACTAAAACATAACCGTGTAACCTTGCCGTAACCGCCAAAAGCCCCTTGGTTCGTGGTCCCTAGACCATTGGTTACGCCGTTACGCCGGTTACGGCCATTTTTTTCAAAAATAAAAAAAAATATTTCTCCAGCCACAGCTATATAGAGGGTTTTATGCAACCGATCCCGATACATTCCCCGTCGCAGAGGATTTCCCATTCGATGGAGGGTTCCACCTTGTGGAGGTTGAGGTAATGGGGTTTGAGTGTTTCGACGTAATCGGCAATTTTCTGGTTTATTTCTTCGGCGTCTTTGCCGTCGAGGATGACGCGGTATATGCGTGGTCCGACGTTTGCTGTGTTCCCAGGTGGTACGGTTAGTTTGACTAGGGCTGATGCTGTGATGGCGTCTTTGCCTTCGTGGGTGAATAATTTTTTCATTCTTCAGCCGCCTCTTCCTGTAAAAGTTTCGTTTTTTTACACTCTGAACAACTTAATTTAAGACTTTCCCGCTTAATCTCATCGTTATTTACAACGATAAAATTTCCGCAGTGGCAGCGACACACCCACCTAGTTTGGGGTATTCGTTTTGTTGCTTTCTGTGTGTCTTTAAAATTACGCCCACCGCAAGTTGGACATCTTTTAGGTTGGGGGTTATAAGATTCCCATCGCCTAGACCAAGGAATTGAATCATCATAGTCAGGCAAGTAAACGCCTAACACTCTAACCTGACCATACTTGGAGCCACTGTAATCTTTTAATTTCCTAGTGTTTCTTTCATTTGGGTGATACAAATTAACCAGATGCTCAAAACCATACGGCTGAATAAAAGTATCGCTTTCAATGCGTCCAGAGAACTTATCTAGCTCCGATTCAAACTCTGGTTTAGGCTTATGCAACGCAAGAGCCGCTTGCTTATTAATTGGCCGCCTACTTTCCGAAAGTTTTTGATGCAGAGTTTTTTTCATTCTTCAGCCTTCTCTGGCCCACGTCCAAATTCTGTCTCTTTTTCTTTTATAAGGATCATCCCACCCATATGCACCATAGCATCTGTCATGAGAAGGTCTTTGTCAGCGATCTGCACCTCATCTGTAATAAGGTCTTTCACCTCGTTGACACGCACAATTTCATATCCCTCTTTGACAGGGGGCATTGGGATCCATCTATATATTGTCATTAGTTTGCTCCTTGGTAATAGATGTTCCACGTGAAACATCTAGGTAGCTCAAAATATGAGCCACACACCATGGTAGCATACTCTATGTGGAAAGCTCTACTCTATTTTTTGCGGCGCATCTTACTGAGCGTCTTCGCCAGATTTGCCTGTCGGCGGGTGGTGGGGTTTTTGGACTTCGCTGCCTTGTTGAGTTGTTTGGCAGAGATGGTTTTCTTGCCTTTCACGCCCAGCTTTTTCCGGAGCGCACCGGGATTTTTAATTGCTTTCTGTATCCACTTTTTAGCCATGTTTGCGTTTCCTCTTTTTGTTGCGTTTACGGCGGCGGTCAACCGCGACTTTCATCTCGGTGCCGTTGGCCGCGAGTGATGCTTTAAGACAGTCATTGCAGAAGGAAGTGATCCTTTGGCAATAGCCCGTCATCATGTGATCTTCCACGCTGTCTTTTACAGACCAGTCCGCTACTTTAAGCTCCCTGGGAGGATTGATGTAGTCTTCCCCGGCGTTGGAAAACCAGAGTTGTCTCAGGTTTTTGCCACTGGAAGGTCGGTAGCCTACCCGGGGTATCCTGGCAACCACGTCACTGCCGTGTACGATGGAATAAAAAGATTGCAAGTGATCCATGCGGCATTTTTTAAATTTCGAGAAGGTGTTGGGCTTGCCAAAAGCATAGAGGTGCAGATCGCTGAACTCCCGGCACAGGTGGGCCGAAACCTCGGCACAGGCACCCCCCAACGAGTGCCCGACGAGAATTGTTTTGTTGGCAGGGTTCAGTTCTTTACGGATGTCCTTCCAGACACCCTGTTGGGCGAGATAGAAACCGAGGTGGATCCACGCTTTTTTGACGGGGATAAAAAAGAAGAGGAGGTTGAAGGCCCAGTCCTTTTTCTCAGCGGTGCCTTTGAACACTACCCAGTCCTCACCCTTGTGGGGGTTGCGGAGCAGGAAAGCGGTGGTGGAAGTACGTTTGTTTTCAAATTTTTGTGCGCCGGGGATGGTGTCATCGTAGGCAGCTTGGGCAAGCTGGGCGGCGCGGGTTAGCAGTTCAATATTATGATCCATAAAAAAAAACCCTGACTCAATATCTGGTAAGGATATCAAATCAGGGTGATCCCTTCTAGGAGCTAGCTAGAATTCTTATTTAAGGTTAGCCAAAGCGCCGAACGCTGTCAACGTAATCAACCAGTTCGCGGACCATCTTCTCTGTATCGAGGGGGTTGTTGCGAAGTATCCGGCACACAGCATTGGTGTCATTGATTAGTTGCTGGGTGCGCAGTGCGTCATAAGCCCTGTCTTCTTCATTCGGATCTTGCTCGGGTGGACTGAACGTGTCCACGCAAACGTCTTTCAGGTCTTTCTCCCATTCAGGAGTTTCGTCGTTGTGCCCTTGTTTCATGTGTGTCTCCCACTGTGAATAGCACGATTGTCCCATACCCAATGTGGAATGGCAATAAAAAATGTGCTATGGTAGCGCCAATATGTACATTACACTCTTTATGGTGTTTGTAATGGCCTTACACGTCAGCCTCTTGGTGTGGCTGGAAACAAGGAACCCGGGGAAGTTGCTGGAGGAAAGAGATGAAGAAACAGTATTCCTTTGAAACAGTCGAAGCGGTGCGTTACGCTAGAAGAGTGGAGAAACGCTCAGTGGCGTGGATCGCGGCCCGTTTTGAAATACCCATCGACACAGTAAGGGACTGGTTATATCGTGGAACTAGACTGGAACAATGAGCCGTACCCTTACAAAGGGTATCGTTACAATTGCTCACGCTGTGAGCAAGAATTTGAGCTTGATGTTTTTCTAAGCAAGTTAATTGCCGAGGGCGACACAGAAGTGGAACTAGCCTTATGCCACGACTGCATGGAAAAGCTGTGTTCTCACCTCATGCTTCCCTTTTACGCTCCTGATTTTTTGAGCTGTCATTAATATTCTTTTTTTCGTGCAGGAGTTCGGCCCATAGCTCGGCCTTTTTCAGGTCGCTGGCATGGGCCATGTTGGTTGTGGACAGGTCTTTCTGAAGTTTTTCAAGGGCTTGACGCAACCCTTGTTCGATTGCGCTCATAGCTAGACTGACATAGAGCGGGTAGGATTGTCAGGAACAGTCTGTGGTTTGTTACGCGCAAGTTCGGCAGCTATGTACTCCTTGTCTTTGTCAGTTAGGTTCTGTTCTTTCCAGTAGTCAAAGATTATGCGTAGCTGGCCGGAGATTGTACGTCCTTCCACTTTGGCAATTATCTTGATTTCCTCGTAGATTTCCCGAGGAAGCAGCACTGATTTCCATTTATTAAGGTTCATGTTTATCCTCCATAATCTGCGATTATATCGGACAATATCTTAATTTTCTACCGCTTCTCCCCAAGAAGGCCCAATTTCTATGTCACAGTGGTTAGGAACCGTCAATTCTATGGCGTTTTCCATCAGATGTGCCAACATTTCGGCATGTCGTTTGTCTTCCACCGAGAAAGCCAGTTCATCATGGATTTGAAGGAGGGGAATCTCCCCGGCCTCGCACACATCCACCATGGCTTGCTTCGTCTGGTCAGCAGCGGAAGCTTGGATTAAACGGTTAAGCGCCTTATAGGTGTAGCTTCTCTTGAGCCGGGTCGTTGGACCGTGGGCGGCGATTGCTTCTTCTTTAGGGAGCGCCTTGTGCATTTCAAAAGTGGCTGGTTCCCAGAGATCGAAGCGGCACTTGCGTCCCTTGAGGGAGCGGATGCTACCGGAGGAGCGTGGATCTTCGAGTCTTTTCTGTACGCCCTTGGTGAGCATTTTCACAAACGGCACCTTCTCGTGGTATTCCTCCGTCAATTGTTTGGCGTCTTCATCGCTTATGCCCAGTTCCACCGCCAATTTTTTGATGCCCATGCCATAGAGGAGGGCTAGAGAGATAGTTTTCCCACGTTTCCTGTCGATCCCGGCCATTTCGGCCACCACGTTGTGGAAGTCAGCCTTCGGATTATCCTGGTACTCCTTTATAAAGGCATCCACCCCGGGGAGCGGTTCGTTCTTGAAGTCACTGAACACCTTGGCGTAATGGGTCATTATGCGTGGCTCTTGCTGGCTGAAATCAATTGCCGCCCACTGGCGTCCTTCTTCGGGAAGGAACAGGCGGCGGATCATAGGCCCGAGTTCAGGGTCACGACTCGGCAACTGCTGGAGATTTGGACTGTTCATGCTGATTCTGCCGCTGACGGTCCCCCCGTCGCTGGATCTCACTTGGTTGATATGACTGTGGATGCGTCCTTGATGGACATGCTTGAGGATGGAGTCCAGAAAAGTGCCGTGTACCTTGTTCAGGTTTCGGGCTTGCACGATTAACTGGGGCAGCTTATGGGGATGTTCGGTCAGAAAGCTCTTGGTGAAGGAGGGCGCTCCCTTATCTGTCTTGGGATAGGACAGTCCTGCTGCATCAAAGGCCGTAGCTATGCTGGCAGCGGCCCATATCTCCACGTCGCTCCCGGCGAGTTTTTTTATTTCCTTTACTGTTTCTTTCTCCCGTTTGAGCAGCACTTGTTTACTGCGCTCGGCTTCGTCCATGTCTATGCGGATACCAAGTTCGGTCATGCTCACCAGATGGGGAAGCAGGGTGGTTTCAAGATTCCAGACTTCCCACAGGTCTTCCTTGGTCAACAGGGTTTTGAGATGGTGCCACAGCTCAAGGGTGATCTCGGCATCTACCTCGGCGTAAGGGCCGACGTACATGGCGGGGAGTTTGTACATTTCGCCTTTTGGATCGACGCCAAACTCACGGGCCGCTTGGACTAGGGTCTTTTCGGATTTGGTTTTTCCAAGGAGGTCATAGCACAGGGCGTTGAGCGAATAGCTGAACCGGTTTTCATCAAGCAGCGCAGAGGTCATCATGGTGTCGATGATCCTGCCTTTGACTTCAAAGCCCATGGCGCGGATCCAGCCCAGATCATACTGGGCGTTGTGCATTATCTTATCCCCAGGTGCGGCAAACACTTTCTTTAAGTATTTGTTTATCTGCCTAGCGTCCATGTTGCCGCCACCGACGTGGCCGACAGGGAAGTAGCCCTTCCATCCGGGCACTGCTATGGCATAGCCCACCACTTCGCCGTTCTTGGTCGGCCAGCCCGGACCCCGGCTCTTGAGATCCGGGTCACGGGTTTCCACGTCTATTGAGATTTCCTTGGCATCGTGCAGATCAGGGAAAGGATGCTCCGGGGGGAGCCAGTCGGACTTGGGGGGAAACATAGCCATCTGTAGTCTAGTTTGCATAGGGCACCCACTTGGTTTCCCGCAGGATTGCCTTTTCAAAGTGGCGACAGCTTCGGCAGTACCACCCTACTCGCTTTCTGGTTTCCATGTTAAGTACCTCTTCTGATTTTTCTTTGCACTGTGGGCAAGTGTTGGTGGTCAGGTCTGTCATAGGTCATAGGCTCGTGTGTAATCCTCCGGTTCAACGATGTACAGACTGGATTTGGTTCTTGTAACGCCGACATAGAACACACGATGAAGGTCATCTCCGGCTGACTTCAAAGCCGCTGCTGTAAGATCCAGAAAGAGTACCACGTTTTGGGCTTCGCCGCCTTTAGTGCCGTGGATCGTGGACAGTTTGATACGCGGCATGGCATTGAACTTCTCGCCCCGCCGTAGCAGGGCTGTTATGTACGCCCGGTCAGGTGGTGGAATTTTGTCCATGGCTTCATGCCATATCATATCCTCGGTAGCCAGTAGGCCGTAGTATTTCTGCAAATCAGACAGTGACAGTTTTGCAGTGTCCGTTGTTACTATTTTTTTCTTGCCACGTGCAACTCGTCCGCCATTACCTGACATGAAGTTATAAATGATTTGTGCTATATCGCGTTCAACCGGTCTTCCCTTGCGCAGTCCTTCCCATGCGTTAACAGCTACCGACAGCTTTTCACTGATGGACCGGGAGCCGTTACGTTCAAACAAATACCCTAAGCTTTTCAACTGGATAGACAACGGGGTGAGCATGTAGTTGGCCTGAGCCATAATCAGCCATGTGCCCACACTCATGTCCAAGCCGTCAATGGAGTGTAAGCGAGTGACCTGACCCCTTTCTTCCTTTGGTTTATAGACCTTGGGGAATCGTTTGTGGATACGGGATGAGATTTTATTAGCCAGCGCATGTACTGTCTTGGGGATACGGTAAGACTGCTCAAGCACTTCCGAACCGCCGGGAAGGTTTATAAAATGGTCAACGTCGGCACCAGCCCAGCGATATAAACATTGGTCGTCATCACCAGCCACGTACATACGTTCCGATTTTTGATCTAACGCATGTGCTATGTCCCATTGCAACGGAGAAAGGTCTTGGGCTTCATCAAGGAAGCACAGTTTAAAATCAGGACACAGTTCCTCGGCGCTGCCAGCAAACAGTTCAAGCATGTCGGTATAGTCCAACAGCCCCTGTTTCTGTTTGTATTCATTATAAGAACGTGCCACGTAGTCCACTTCATGCCATGTAAAAGGTAGTTCGGTGTGGTTGTACTCAGTATGCAAAGAGGTTTTCTTCAGACGCGACAGGTTAATGAGGGACAGCATCGGGTGATCGCTCACTCCCACCGGGCCATCTTCACCCACCTCCTGCTGGTGTTTCACATTCAGGGTAAACCCGATCTCCTTGGACAGTTCGGCGTAATGCTTTTTCTGCATGATGTCGCGTTCGCGGATGTTCAGTAGTTTGTACGATAAGGAATGGAGGGTGCGGAAATAGAAAAGGTCGGAGTCCATGTCCAGCTTGAATCGAAAGGCTGCTCGTTCCCGGGCTTCATGTGCTGCCTTCCTGGTGAAGGCGAGAAAAGCTATTTGCTGGGGATTTATCCCCGCGTTCAGCGCCTCATCAACCATGTTCAAAAGGGTGGTGGTCTTGCCTGTACCGGGTGGCCCGAAGATCCTAAACATCTTCAAATTGTGGCGTTCGCCACACACTATAGGAACGGGCGACGGGTTTGCGGTTCATGAATTTATCCTTTTTGTCTGCAATATAGCCCGGGGGAATTAAGCGAATGATGCCGCCCCGTGCAAGGTATTGCTCCACATGCTCGGCTACCTGTTTGCGCTCGTCCTCTTTTGTCAAAAAGGAGCTTCCTGCCCGTTGGAACCCACGGGGGTAGTCACTTGCCCCGTGTGCTGTGAATAAGCGGGAATTGCCCACACTCGTGTGGCTTTTCCGTTGATCTTCAAACTGATTGCTTCCCCGTTTATGTCTCTTAATCGTTGCGCAATTTTATGTGACTTGTACTCAAAAAATCTATTTTTTCTCAGGAAGGAATCAAAGTCTTTTAGCCGGAAATAGGTCTTTCCTTCATCGTCATCGGTGAAGGGTCGGCGCAACAGGATCTCTTCCCGGTTATCCGCCTTCTGCATCACAGTGCAGAACTCTTCCAAAAACTCATAGAACTGGCCTTGGATGCTGGCGTCCTGCGATACCTCCACAATGCTACCATCGGTATCACTCATCTCCAGAAGGAGGGCATTGATTCGCCCTTCCCAGATTGGTTTGGACACCGAACGAGGCATAAAGTTTAGTTGTTCAACACAGGCCCGCTGGAACGCGGCCTGATTCATCAAAGCTTCGGTATCCAGTTCCAGTGGCTGGGCATTAACGTCCATGAACCACACCGGGGGAGAACTATTGTATTTTCTAAGATTGGCGATAGTCGCCCCGGACACTGCTGCTTCTATCCCGAACTTTCGAGTTTTGCAGACTTCGGCGTTGCAATACGCATTGATTGGTGCGTCCTTGCACATGTACGCATAGTCCTTGCGTTGTAGCTGCTTTGCCACCACGTTAACTTCGTTCAGGGGTAACGGCGGCGAGAGATATTTGGCGTTGTAGACAAGGATCTCGGACTCCCACGAATCTGGATAAGCCTTGCGCAAATAAACGCCTACGTTGAACAGCCCGTTGTTCCTTCCCCCCTCGTTGATCATCTGCGCACAGAGCGTCTGGAGACACGGTGGACCGTCCTTTATAGGAACATTGGGATCATCTTCTATAGTAAGAGCTAAAAGCTGCTCAGGCGTCTGTATGTGCGTCTGGTGCAGTTGAAAGAATTCTTGGAGAGTGGCGGAGGAACCATCGTCTTTGATGGCATAACGCAGTCCTTCCTCGGCGTCATAAAAAGGCAAGTTTAAGAAGTTGCCGACATCACCTCGCTCAAGGAAGAGCTTGATCTGTTTGGGGAAGATCTCGCAATCACCGTAGCCCAGTGCAGCGGCCACATGCTGCAAGACTTCCTGCATCTCTTTGGCTGCAACCCACTGATCTACAAACAGAAAGCAGTGCGCCCCACCACTTTTGGAGCGGCATACCACCAGCGGCAGTTTCATGCGCCTGATTTTCTGGATTAATTCGGTGTGATCCAGGGGGTAAGTGTCAACGTCGATGCAACCCCACGTGACTTTGTTGTCCTCGTTGATGGGGATGATGCCTAGCGCATCGCCCTTACCGGTGAGATGGTTTTCCCACATCTCGTCAGTGCGTGGGGCTTTAACTACCGTCGCTTTGCCTGTGTTCTTCCCGTTGTTTTGTTGTCGGTCAATTCGATAGGTTCCGTAGGCTAGCTTCAGTCCCTCGAAAATGGCCGCGAACTGCTTTGCATCGGACATTTATTCTTCTCGGAAAAGGGGGCACCGGAGTGCCCCATGCTAGATTAAAACGGTGCTTCACCCGCATCCTTTTCAACGGGAATTTCTTCCCGTTCATGGTTAGCGGTCACTTGGCCTTTTTCAACGGATTCAGCGAAGATTTTGCAGTGGTTATAAGTATCCGCACTCTCCACTTTACCGTCCAGCGTGATATTCCATGTGTTCCATGTATAGTTGCCTTTCGCTGCTTTTTCTGTGGTTAAGTGGTAAACGTAATAAAAGGAAGGAGGATTGAAATGTCCCTTTTTGCCCTTCTCTAATCGGCTTGTCATCATGGAATTCCACTTTTCCGATTTTTTTTTGGCTGTTTTTGCCATGGTGATTAGACCGGGTTCAATGCGACCATCATCTTTGAGCATTATGACGTAATGATGGGCGGTGTTTTCAAGGTAATTCTCTGAGCCAACGATATAATCAGTGTAGTCCTCTTTCCCATCAGGATCGAGACGTCGCTCAGTTTTGGGCATCTCGCCGGAGGCTTTTTGCGCCGGAGTATAGAAATTGATAGGCGCACCAGCTTCTTCTGAGTCTCGGGGTGCCCATTCGATGTAACGACGCTGATAGATACACGGCACCACTTTAATTCCAACTGTCTTGCTGAACACTTCCTGCGTGACACTGTTGTAAATGTCGCCACCCTTCGCGTCATACTCTTCCGCTTTTTCGGCGGTGAGAATTCTCAGAAATGGCAAAGCCAAATCTTCCGTGGTTATGTTCTGCAAACCTAGTCCGGCATCTGCCTCTACGCTTGCAATATCGAACGGGATTACATTGCTTTCTTTCTTCTTGCTTACTGTTTTGTTGTTTGTCATTGGTTTCTACCTTTTAATTGTCGCTTTATGGCCTACATAGGCCCCAAATAATTCTTCTGGGAAGTCCTGTCCCCCCTCAATCATCTCCTTAACAAAAGCCTTTAATGTTTGATTATGCACTTCGGCTTTCTGGTTCACGTCAAAGCCTTCGGACTGGGCCAGTTTAATAAAAGTTTCAGCCTTATCATCTTCGCCCCGCCCAAACGGCAACGACACAGTGTTCTTGATAATGTCGTCGTGACCTTTTTCTCGCAGCCAATTAAACGCCTCTTCCCGATTTTCAACTTTAATGTGTGCGCCATAGACAGCACCCACTTTGACCTTGGAACCGTCATCAAGTTCAAAAGAGGTCATTCCAATTTCTTGTAATAGAGAAGGCAGATCTTCGAGAGAGATTTTATCGCGTTCTTTTTTGGCTTCCTTGAGAATCCCTTCCAGCTTTTCTACTTCTTCTTCCTTCTGTCGGAGAAGTCGGGCGACTTCCGCGATACTTTTTACACCTTCGGTGTTGAGGGACTCCACGCCAGAGGCGGCGTCGGCTTCCATTTGATCAAAAAGATCATTCATTTTCAGTGTCTCCTTATTTAAGAGTGTTATGCACTCTTGCGAAAGCACATATTAATCGGATAGAATTAGATATGCAAGGAGAAATGATGAATTTTAAAACCACGCCGTACCAACATCAGTTGGATGTTTATGAATGCTCCAAGGACCGTGATTTCTGGGCCTTATTTATGGAAATGGGAACCGGAAAATCCAAGGTGGTCCTTGACCAGATGGCCTATCTATATGAAAAAGGAGCGATTGATACCGCCCTAATTATCGCACCGAAGGGGGTTTTTGACACGTGGGTGCAGCAAGAGATTCCCCGGCATCTGAGTGATGATGTTCCATACAAAGTGGTGCGATGGCAACCTAGTTTCACGAAGGGTTTTGTGCGTGACATCTCCGAGATTGCTTTGCCCGAGAAGCGAGAGGAAAAGTTTCTAGGTATCCTCGTGATGAACGTCGAAGCTTTTTCCACTAATAAAGGAAGCCAGACCGCGACCAAGTTTCTTACTCTTAATCCTAACAATCTTGTTATTGTGGATGAGTCCACCACCATTAAAACGCGCAAGGCTCAACGGACAAAGAACCTGATTGAACTGGGCAAGCTGGCAAAGTATCGCCGTATCCTGACTGGCAGTCCCATCACAAAAAGTCCTATGGATCTCTTCACGCAGTGTGCGTTTCTTTCCCCGGATGCACTTGGGTTCAGCAGCTTTTATTCGTTTCAGGGTCGCTATGCGAAAATAGAGAGACGCCATGGTGCTAATCGTATTTATCCCCACATCCTTGGCTATCGACGGTTGGATGAACTGGGGGACAAGCTTGATAAATTCAGTTCCCGTATATTAAAGGAAGATTGTTTGAATCTTCCCGAGAAGATTTACATGCGCCGTAATGTCCCGCTGACCCCGGAACAAGCTAAATTATATAAGCAAATGAAGAAGTTAGCGTTGGCTCAACTTGAAAGCGGGGAAATAGCTTCGACGGTTAATGTTCTCACCCAGATCATGCGACTTCAGCAGATCACTTGTGGGTTCTTGCAACCGGACGAAGGGGAAGTACAACCGATTAAAAACAACCGGCTACAGGAATTACTCGACATCGTGGAGGAAACCGACGGCAAAGCCATCATCTGGGCCTACTGGATCCACGACATCGAACTTATTTATGAAGCTCTCACCAAAAAGTATGGAGTGGGATCGGCAGCTACTTACCAAGGCAAAACTCCGCAGGACGAAAGACAACAGATTATTGTTTCTTTTCAAAGCAAGGATTCTCCGCTTCGCTTTTTTATCGGGCAACCATTGACTGGAGGTTATGGTATTACTTTGACAGCGGCTAACAGTGTCATATATTACAGTAACTCCTACCATCTGGAAGCAAGACTTCAGTCTGAAGACCGGGCGCACCGGATTGGACAAACCAGATCAGTCAACTATATAGATATAGTGAGTCCTGACACCGTGGACGAGAAAATTTTAAAAGCTTTGCGGGGTAAGATAGATATTGCCGGGACGGTACTGGGCGAAGATACCAAGAACTGGTTAATCTAGCCTAAAGAACCAATCCCTTGTCGGGAACGGATCACTTCACTTACCGAATCAAACGGAAAGGCGGCGGCATACGCATCTTGGCCCGTGGACGGTGGAGCTTGGCCGGTGGGTGCTTGGCCCTGTGGCATCGTTAGTGGTGGCATTGGAGGGGGTGTAAATCCCACTGTCGGGGAGAGGTCCACCTGTTCTTCTGTTTCTTCTACTACTACTTCTTCTGGGGGTCGTGCCCTGAGTTCACGTCGCCGCGCCGCAGCAGCACGTCCCGGGGAATCTTCACCTTGTTCCTGAAACTGTTGGTACATTTCTTCGGCGGCTCCTCTAGTGTACTCCGTTAAATCAGCTTCTTCTAAAGTAGTTCCTGCCCAACCCGCAAGCCAGTTATTCAAACTTCTTAAATTAATGGTAGTTCCGGCCCTTTCTCCTTGTCTTTGTAGTCCCAACTCTAACAAGTGACTTGCCATTTCAGGATCATTTACCAAGCTGAAAAAAGCGTCATCTATTCGGCTTTGGGGCATGTTACTTAGCAAGTTTTCAAAAAGCTGTGCGCCAAAAGCAGGAGCCTGAATAGTGGCTACTCCACCCGGCAACATCCTACCGGCTTTAGCGCCTACCTGGGCACCTACCAGTCTTCGCATAAAAGGTAGCAGGTAACTAGCCCCCGGGGTTTGTTCAACCCTTCTCAATAAATCCTCAACTCCTGCATTATCCAGTTTTTGAAAATCACTCATCATCTCTAACAGGTTTTTCCACACACGGACTGCTTCGTCTTCTATAACTCCCGTTTTATTAAGAACCTGCATTGCGCTGTCGCCTCCTTTTACCAAGGGGTCAAACAGGTAGGCATGAAAGCGGTTTAAATCCAGGGGTGGTCTTCCTGCTTGAGGGCCGGTTAAAGCCAGAGGCTCTGCTCCTTTGGCATAAAGCCAAGCATCGTGGAGAACGGATTGCATAAAGCCGTTAGCGACTGTTTTACCCTCTTCCACCGCTAATTCCGAAAACCTTCGTAAATTTCTAACGGAGGTGCCCCCGGCCCTAGCTCGTTGGCCCGGTTCGCCGATCATCTGGCGAACGGCAGCAGCCGGATCATCTATTGCAAAGGCGTTAAGAAAGGCTAACTTTTCTTCTGCCTGTTTGAACATTGGGGTATCCGGGGTAATCGGATTATCAAAGAGTCTGTTTACGGTTTGAACATCGGTTAAATCTTCCAAGATTTCGGGATAAAATTCATCCAACATGGGAGTATTTGATTCCAACCAATTATTGAACTCAGCGGTAGGGGCCATCCGGGTTACCGCGTTGCCTTGGGCGTCTATGTGCGGTTTACCGTCGGGTCCGAGAACCGGTTCTTCGCGCCAGAAGCGAGGTTCATTAAGAACACCAAACAAAATATTTTCGCCAGCCGCTTTTACATCTCGTATACGACCCTCGGGGTTGAAATCAAGGAGGAGTTCACCATAGGCATCTTCGCCTGTTGTGGCCGCACGTGCCATAGCGTCTTCATTTGCTTGTCCCAGTGCGCCGAACCTCTGGGTGTTTTGTTCGTCCATTACGTTGATGGCGCGGTCCATTTCTACGTGCCGCATTCTTACGGTATTGGGACTACCTTTAAATAATTCCTCTCCAATTAATTCAGGGCGCTGGTTCAAGTCGCCTCTACCCATGTCTCCCACGAAGGTTCGATTGACGGTTCGTCTTACGGCTTGCTCAAAATCGATAGCTGTGTTTAAACGGCGTTCAATGCTGTCCGCTTGTCCACTTGCTTGAGGTATTTCAATGAGAGATAAATCTTCGAGAGTGGCGTCGTATAGTAGTTGCAACAACTCTTTATGTTCATCGTTACCAACTCGACTTGCATTGTTAATGGCTTGTTGTAAATTCTTACGCATATTGTTTAGATCACCACTGGTGATGTCACTTTCCGCTAGCAACTCGTCCTGTATTTTTTTTATCGCGCTAGTCGTTGTACTTTCTGCTCTTGTTGTAGCTGTCGCTGCGTTTTCTTCCAGCCGTGTAATTTTATTTTGTTCTGTACGACGTCGAGACACTATCTCTTCTTGAGCTATTCTTCTGTAGGCGCGTCGTTCCTCCGTGGTTTTGCCAACGCCCTGTTCCTTTGCCCTTCTCCGCCTACTAGCCTCCCAGACCTTCAAATCGGCTCGTATTTTGTCCGTCTCCGTCTTTAACTTCTCACCAAGTTCCGTGGTTCGTGTGCCAAGGTCCTCTTCTAGTTTTTCTATTTGCGGCCTTTTATACTTGTCGGGATTGGCTATATGATCAAATTGTTCGAGAACGCGGTCTAAAAAGACAAGATCACTACCTGAACTGACCCGTGGTTTCTCACCCAAGATCCCGAATCTCTCCATCGCTCCCGTATAGGCTTCCACCAAGTTGCTGGTATTTGCTCGTAACTCCGGAGGAATGGCGTCAAACAAAACATTCTCTTGTCTTCTTAAATCATTTAAAAGACTGGGGGAATCTGCATTCTCCCCTATGAACAAGTTATATAGAACACGATCCGCATCAAAGCTGTCGCCAGACCGTCGAGCGTTGTTGAATACCCGATTATAATTAGCCAGCGTTACACCAATGAGCTGTTCTACTTCAGCAGTCATTACCCCCTGTTGAATGTCACGCGCAATTCCTAAAGCTGATTCATCTCCGGTAGCAATTAAACTCCCCATATAAAGACGCATCAGGTTATTGGCGTTTTCCATTTTGTCCCGCAGAATCTTTTTCTGGGGGGCAGTAAGATCAAATTTATCTGCTTCTCCTAATGCGCGTTGCTGGAGAATGGCGAAAAAAGGAAGCCCACTTGCCAAAGCAGTGGTTTGATTATCGAGGTTTATTCCAGCTTCTCTTAAAAGGTCCGACAGATTAGAACTAACGGGTTCTCTGGGAACACCTTCTTCTCCCCTAACTAGCCGGGAAACAGGACGTCCTTCGGCTTGTTCAAGGACAAGATGATCTAACAGTACATCCAAAGTTTGTTGTGAGTTTAATTCACCGGGCATCAGCCTATTTAGTTCATCTATAGCCTCCACCAGCCAATCAGCCATTTTGCCTTCTCGGCCACCGGCAGTAAGGCTAGAGCCGAGGTTCTGGGTTCGTTGCCAAAGGGACGGGGCGAAATTAGAGAGGTAGGAGGTGGGCATAAATGCACTAGCTCCTTCCACCATAAATTGGGCTAAATCAGCGTCCGGGGCGATTGCCTCTACAACGCTCCCTGCTCCAGCGGCCACCAGCCCTTGATACAATTGCTGGGTAGTATAAATCCCGGGATTTTGCCTAGCGGCTTCAAAAGCTTCTTCAAGAAACTCTTCTCCTATCCCGGCGTATTTCCTGCCACCCACAAATACCCGGTTGAAACCGGGCAATTTTCCTACGTTAGTGTTTATAACCCCGGTTAAAAAATCCTTACCTAATGAAACTTCCCCTGCTTTTACTCCAAAAGGAATGGTAGCGAAAGGCCCTTCTGACCCTGCAAAATTTCCAAAGTAATACCAGGGTTGAAGGTCGGGCATGAATCTTTCACTTTGGATCTGGGGAAACATTTCACGCATGAGAGCGTCAGAAGTAAAAAACGCTGCAACCGCCGCTGGAAGTTTAGTGGGCCACCCACCGGGCATCCTCTGAAAAGCCTGAACACCAGACATCATCGGAGGAGCGCCTTGCGCAAAACCGGAAGCTACCGCTTGCAAGGGTCCTGCGTCCACGTTTATATTGGCATATTCTTTTATGATTTGTGCATCACTGAAGCCTGTTACATTTGCCGGACCTTGATATTGATGCCTTAAAGTATCGTAATCTCTTCCAACCATATTAGCTATTGTACGAGCAATATCTGAGGTGACTTCCTCCGGGGTCATTCCTTCTGCCGCTCCCTGCTTCTGCATGGCTCGAATATCTATATCAACGGGGTCAATTACTCCTAGCTCTCGTAGGCTAGCAAGTCTGCCTTCAGCTTTAGCCGCTCTGTCGATTGTCTCTACATATTCTTCATCGTCTAAATATTGTCGCGCTAAACTCGTCATAAAAAGTGGGGAATTTTCCCACTCATAGGCTCTTATAGCGGATTCGTCAAAACCAGCGTCCGTTAATTGCTCCGTTGAAGGATAAGTGATATTGAAATCGATTCTGCCTCGATCATCACGCGGAATAGCCCCCGGACCATGCCCCACACTAGGTCTAGGACGCCTGATTTCACCAGTCCAACCGTATTGTTGAACCAGATCTTGTACCGATTGAGGTAATGCTTCAGCTTCAGCCATAATTTATCTTGTTAAAGGGCACATAGAGGATCAGCTAGTCCTTCAGTGGTAGCGCAATAAGCCGCATTATCCGCTAGCCATTTCGCTCTTGCTTGGGAATCTGACTCCCTTGGTATGGGATTAGCTGTCTCATCAAATACATTAATTAGATTAGATACTTCCCTGACTCGATCTGTAAGCATTTGATGTTTCATATTTAGTTGCTGTTCAGCCTGTCCTGTGACTTTACCGCCATATGTCGGGTTTAGACCAATTTCTATAGACCGGAGTGCGTCCAAAAGATCGTTTCTTAACGCCACATATTTCTCTCTTGCGATTACGTCATTGGTAAGAAAAGCTTGAGGCGTAGGTATCAACCTCTCCAAGGTTCTCCGCAATTGTTCACTGTCCCTTCCCTCTGTGGCTTCCATTAAACTTAAAACCGCCATCGTGTTAAAACTCTCAAGAGCAGCAATCGCCCCGGACCTGTCCGTTCTAGGGTCGTAAGCGCCAAAAGTCAACATGGGGATATACTTATCCCATATTCCCCTGAATGCAGCCGAAGTACCCCAAAGAGTCTGCAAGTCATAATTTGCTTGAGAATACGGTTCCACGGCAGCATCAAACTCAATCGGCGCCATTTCAAGGTTAATGTTCGGCATACCCTGAAGCTCGTCCGCCAGATCATTAATCTCTGTCAAGCCCTCGGTGGAGCTTGAAGCGTCTATCCCAGTGATTGCTGCGTTTCCAGCTTCGGTAAGAGTAAATCTACCCCCCGCGTCTATATCGTAAAACAACTGAATTCCCCTTGGTTCGTCTGGCACTTTAAGCGCCTCCACGATCCATAGAGGGGGTTCCTGTCCACGAGCCTCATCCCCAGCTACTCTCGCTTCAAAAGCTTGTCGTACATAGGGAGGAAGAGGTTTGTCTGGATGCGCTACATATTCCCCTGTTTCTTGTACAAGCTCGCCACGCTGCTGTCGGTCCCGTGCCAATAAAATACCCAATCGTCTTTCCTCTTCAGGAGTAGCAGTGCCGTTTGCAATTTTATCTAGAAGCTCGGTATCGGTAAGCATAAATCTTTCTTCACTCGGAGTAATGGAATCGTCGCCTTCCCGTAGTGCTACTTCATTTTGCGCCAAGCTGCGTACTCTATACCCCTTCCTAATTAAGGCTTGCCCTTGAGCGCGTCCAGCACTAGTACCGACATCAAGGTACTGTATGTCCTCCTCCATGTTTCCGTCTGCACCTTCTTTCTGCCCTACATAAGCCATCATGGTCTGAGTAGGTAAATTCCGACCTGCGGCGGCAATTTTGGCTCTTTCTAACGCCCCGGCCTCTTGGATGCCCAGCCTTTCTAACGCCCGTGCCTCTGTCTCCTCCGCTGTACGACGGGATAAAGCACTTCCGATAGCGGCTTGTCTGGCGGCTGCTTCACCAGCAGCTGATTGGGCGGCTTTAGATGCTTTGGGAACACCGGCCAGAACCGGTTCGGTTACAGCCGCAAACTTACTGGCTGTACTGCCATACAGGGGACGACCCTGGGAGTCCCGGTTAGCGGCAAGATTTAAACCTGCCCGGGCGGCATCAAAGAAAAGCTGAGAGCGAGCAAGCCTGTTTTGTTGCTCAGTTGGAGCCATAATCTCTTTTATGGTCTGATAGTCTTCACCGAAAAGTTCAGCAAGTCTGCTTATTTCTTCTTCTTTTTCTTTTCCCCACTCTCTCCATCCTTCCGGTTCGTCGCCGCCCAGTGCCCAGAACTCCTCTCCTGCCGTAGAAGTAGAGGTGCTACCACCCTGCAACTTTTTTACAGCACCACCAACCGCAGCCATCATCTGCGGAGGAGGCGGTGGTGGGGACATTCCCGGTCCTAGTAAAGCGCCTACCCCTTGGTCCGTGGGCGGTGGTCCCATTGCTAACTGGGGTGGACCCCCAGGTGGACCCATAGAAGGAGGAGGAGCCATGGGCGGCGGACTTCCCATAGCAGGGTCACCAGTGGGGGGTATCTGCTGAAGAAGTTGTTCAATTCCGCTTTCCATGACTCCTTGTTCGGTCATTAAGAAGGTTGGCTGCACAAGCGCCAGTACCGTTTCAGGGGTCTGGTGTGCATCCTGTTGTCCTACATACTGGGATAATTCGTCATAACGGGCCTGTATGGGCTTGTCATTACCCCGGATTGCATCAATTAATTGCTCGGTGTTACCGGCACTGTCTACCTTTTGGCTCATCTGCTGCGCGAACGCTGCTTCAATTCCTTCCGGGGCTGGTCCCATTTGAGGTGGTGGACCTCCCATTGGAGGTGGACCCATAGGTGGTGGTGGCATCATGGGCATTCCCCCGTTTGCCATCCGGTTCATCCGGTGACGAAGGTAACGCTTTTCTCTCAGGTCCCGTCCGTACTCATCCCGTGCATCTCTTCCCACGGCACCTCTGTCATAGGTTTTCGGGGCTATGCGGTATATCTCGTCATCGACATTACGAATGGTTCGCTCGTCGTGAGCCATTCCACCTGAGTTACGATATAAAGGATGATTTCTATACATTAGGCTTCTCTATGTCAGGCCGGAGCCAGTTGGTTAAATCCAGCTAGTGCGCCCAGTCCGGCCAGACCGTAACCCAAGGCTGTTTGCCCTGCTGTAGCTCCCGGTCGTGATTCAGTAGTTAAGCGTTGCTGTTGGGAGGGTATTCCTGAGAGCATGTCTCCAAAGTAGCTGTATTCCTTATAAGGCATCTGCTGTCTCGCCAGATTGGTCTTGTACACCGCATCCAGCACATCCTGATCTACCCCGCGCCTGATTGCACCAAGGTTACCCAGCATAGCGACATCAGCACGTCCCTGTCCTGCGGCCAAGCTGCCAAGGTTTGCTTCGCTGGTTCCAAGGCTTCCCAGTCCTTTTCCAAGATTGGAAAGCAATTCCACATCCCGCTGGCCCAATTGTCCGTAGGTGCTACCCAGGTTACCCATCATCTGGGCAGCTTGCTGGGCACGACGTTGCTGGTTTTCAAAATCGGTGGACGCCTGAGTCATGGCACTTTGATAGCCCTGTCCCCTGATTGAGGCAAGCGCCCTTAACTCTGCGTCATTAAGGTTACGCTGCGCTTCCTGCTGGGCAATTCCCGACCGTGAGCCGCCAAAAGCCCCGGCTCCTACCGCTTTCCCTGCCTCCTGCATGTCCGACATTTTCCGGGCGCGGTCAAAATCCGATTGCACCACATCCACGACTTGCTGTTCGTAAGGGTTGTAGTAGGCACTTATCTGGGAATCCGGGTCAGCCAAGGTGCCCGGGGTGAATTGACCAATCGAGGTTCCAAGTCCTGTAGCAGCGGACTGTTGGTAACCGTAGGGATCTTCGCGGGTAAGTCCCGCCAGTCCCCGTGCATCTTGCACGTATTGCTGACCCTGCTGGACATTCCGTAGGCCACCCTGCATGTAGGGCATAAACCCCCCAAGTCCCCGTTGGGCTTGGGCAGAGGCTTGTTGCTGCTCGGGGGTTAGGTCGGCAACCTGAAAATCGGGTTCATAGGCAGGACCTACCCATTGACCCGCATCGTCCATTATTTTTTCATAGCTTTGAATTGGGTAGCCAAACTCGTCTTTAAGTACCGCACCGGTTGTGGGGTCGGTTTTATCGACTAGGTTGTAACCAAAACGATTTGCCTGTAGTCCCCGAACATCCTGAAGTAAGCCACGACGCATGGCCTCCATATACGGCTCTTCCCGTGTCATTTGTTCGGTATAACTGACTATCGGCTCAGTCATTACGCAGCTCCTTCCAAGCGATGCATCATGTCATACATACGTTTCATGCCGTGTTTGCGACTGCCGTTACCTGCTCCTCTTACTGCATCTGCCGTCATAACAAACTCACCGTCGGACAGCATGGCCGGGATTTCGTCGGAGGTTCCTGTGCCCGGTCCATTGATAGAGCCGTTACGGCGTGGGTAGCTCTGGGCTAATCCCCCGTGCTGGCCTCGTGGCACGAACGTGGGTGCCGAACGGTAAGCCGCAGGGTTAGCTTGCATCAAGCCTTGCCATGTTTGACCCCTCCATGGGTCTGGTGGAGGTAACGGATCGGGGGGATCGAACTGGCCCGAAGCCCACAAGCCCCCTATACCAAGGCCCAGCAGCGGTCCATACTGGCGGATATAATCTTTTTTGTCTTGGAAAGCGCGAGAGTCCGGCAGAAACGCCTGTTTAAGGCTTCCTAATTTATTTGGGTCAGTAAACACATCCACCATGGATTCAGTAAACCCACGCTGGTCTATATCTCCCGCCGAAGCGGTAATAGGGGTTAAGCCCGTTCTAAAAGCTTCAACTTGCTGAGGTGAATACTCGTGTCCCGTGCCCCCATCTTTCCCATACCCAAGAGGGCCACTCGGTACTATTTTCGCGGCTTGCATCTCGGCAATTTCTTGAGGGGTAGCGGGAGCTATGGGACCTGTAGGAGTAGCTCCACCAGTTCCACCAGTTCCACCCGTTCCACCAGTTTGACCCGCTCCCATAAATTTTTGCGCTCCGAGAGAAGCAATCCCCATGGCAGCAGAGTATTTAAGGGCATCTTTGGGAGAAGCTCCCATGAGCAATGACGGAAGCCCGACGGTTACTACACTCTTAGCAATTGCCTCAACAGAGTCCCCAAGAAGACCTTTTACATAGTTAAACGCATCCCATAAGGGGCCACCACCCGATTGAAACCTTTGTACGCCATGACCTGCCGGTAAGGACATAATGCCAGTGTTTCTATGGGACGGATGGCGCTGGTTCACTAAGTTTCTCCAGATGCGGCTGGGGCAAAAACACTAATCCTTGTGATCTTTACTTCTTTGCCAGTCCACGGTGTTCCACAATTGGGACACACACCTGAAGGGTAGGAGGTTATCTCCGCAGGGGTATCCACCTCAGTATTACAAGATGCACATTCGATTATATCGGAACTATTAGCTTGCGTCATGTCGTTACCACCGTCACAGTGCCAACTTCCCCTGTAGCACTGTTTCCTGCCGGATAAGGCATACTCGCCAGCGTTATATGTAACACGCCAGCGACCTGAAAAACAGCCCCGGTTTCAAGTCCGACGTTGTTTTCCTGTAAATTAGTTAAAGTAAGGGTCGTGGCCCGTGAATCGCCGGGGTTCTGCACCTGTTCAAGGAACACGGAAAAGGCACGTACCACCTCGGAGGTATAGGTCTGGTTATACTTCTCCGGCGCGTTGGGAAAGAGCGGCCTTACAACCTTGCGGGTAGCCATTACTGCCTTCCGTCAGGACGTACTTCAACCCGTGGACTGCCAAGCCGCCACTGTATATCTATGGTGTTTGAAGCCACCTTCAGGGCAAACGACCGTCCACGGAGCCTGATATAGGCTTCGGTAGTAAATTGCTCTACCGGGGTGGTAGAAGTCTGGGTGACAGCAGAAGCGTTGCTCTGCAAGTATTGCCCACCGGGATAGTTCCGTGTTTCGAGGGTCATGTTCACTGAAGCGGCAGAATCGGTTGACGCATCAAAGGTCAGGTCGGGAATGAGACGATTGAGAAATACAAACTCCTCGCCTTCCCCAATACTGAGCTGGCTGGACTGGATATAACTGGCAATGGCCGAGGCCGGGGTAGTAGTCCCGTCATTAAGCCCGAATTCCTGCTGGTACAGGTAGCCGTCAGTATTGGCGGCAACCGGATAGTCATTGACCCCGCGATCTAGCCAGTAAGTGCGTACCATGGTGCCGTAGTACCACACCTTCTCCTCGTAGTTAAAGACCACGTAGCGATCTATCTCGGTAGCATCGGAAGAGGGGTAGAACCACCAGATTTCGGAAAAGGAGGAATTAAGCCCCGCAGTAACCAGTTCCTGTTGTTCAACATTAAAGTCATTGAACACGTAAGATCGTACAGAACAAGGAAGCTTTTGTACCTGTCCGGTGTAGATATAGAACTCTTCAACGCCCATCCAGAACACCATGTCGTCCACGGCCTTGACTGCAAGTGGCCCTGCGATAGTGGTGTTCTCTGAAATCTGGTCAATACCGAAAGTAAACGGAGGACCGAGATATTGCATGGCGTGTAGGGAAACATCGGTCCATATCAAGACTTGCTGGCGCGTTTCAACTGCACACACGATCTCGGAACCCGAACCTACCCTCAGATCCCCTGCGGTGTTAGTAGCTGCCGCCGCCCATTCGGTTATGGACTCTTGGTTGCTGAAGCGAATCAGCAGGGGGTCCTGCGTTCCAATGGATGTTTCAGCATCACACCCGAAAACAATAACATGGCGATCCCTGTCACTCACCATCACCTGCTTGGCAACCGTGGGAGTAGCGGCATCCGCTCCAGAAACAAGGGTAAGAGGCACTCCCCGGTCCGTGCCCAGGGTATCCGTGTCGGTGTCCCAGAAATAGATGTTACCGTCCCTGACATTAAAGAGAAGATCTTCGCCAAAGTTATCATGGGTCCATATTCGCAATTCGCTGGAAGGCGTAGTGGTAGCTGCCGATCCCCACGTTCCACGACTCCAGGTACCGGAACCCCAGCCTGTACCGGCCACAGCTACAATCAAACCTGTATTTACCTGATAAGAACCAACTGTTGAACCGCCGCCATTGCCTGTGTCAGAAGAATTGGCAGTTACAGGGGTATCAACAATCTCACCGTCCACGGTGAGGCTCTGGATCGTGGTCCCTGCGGTACGGGCCGAGATCGTATAGTTATCGGCATCTACAACAGTAACGATCTGGTATTCCTGATTAAGCACCCCCGCAGTAATGAGGCCGCCAAGGCTGACTGCCCCGGAGAACGTCACAAAATCGTTAGTTACTGCCCCGTGGGCCGTGTCTGTTATGGTAAGAACCGCAGAGCCGTTGACCGCAGCAAAGGTCACATCCCCCGGTGACGTAGTTACGCGGATCGGGGTGATGTCATAATACTGACCGCCTTGTTCTATGTAGTATTTAAGAGAGGTCCCTACTCCGGTTAAGGTCGTACCGGGAAGCGAGACAAAGGTATGCAGGGCGCGACAGACCCCTAGAAAACTGTAAATGGATTTTTTGACCCAGCCGCCTATCTTTTCGGGAAGTCCAAACCGGAAGCGGACTTTATTAGAATCGAACCAGCCGCCTTCGTTGGTGTAGGAGGTGGTTTCCCGGTTAACGCCGGGTCGAAACTGCAATTTGGTTAAAGGCATTTACATCTCTCTACTGGCTGTCATTTAGAGGGTTATCCAGTATTTGCTGAATCCTATCTTCTAAATCTTCCCTTACATCACGCAATTCCGTGTTTACATCTCGAATACTATCATTAACTCGCTCTTCAAGCGCGTAGACATCATCACGCAATTCACGGGTAGTCTCAGCTACCGTATCATCTGCTCCCCGCGCTATATCCTCTGTGCTGGCAACGTCTGTCTCGATACGATCAATCTGCTGATTTACGTTGTTTAGCATTCGCTGGTTTTGACTGGTCAGGTCATCAATGTCCTGTCGCAGGGATGCTTCGACCGTATTCAGGATTCTTTCCTGATCTTCCAGCCTAGTTGACAGTACAGCCAAACCTTCGTCATAGGAGGAAAAGTCCGGTGAAATGTAATTAACAATCGCTGCCTCGGCATCCAAGAGCCTTTGGTATAGTTCAAACCCACCCCATAGCCCACCGATTATCGTACCCAGGACAGGAATAATGATAAGCAGTTTGCCACCAGTGAGCTTTATAGCTCCGACTTCTATTTCAGTTTTATCGGTCATATTGCCCTTGAATTAGCTCTTGAAAAGTCTGCGCTCCTTGCCCTTGAAAAGCCCTTATATTGCCATCAACGGGTCTATTATCTCCATATATCTCCCTTTCCTGATACCACTGGCTCTGGTCTTGTAGCTCTACCCCGTAGACATCGAAACCTGGAACTCTCGACATCAGCAGAATAGTTAAGGTCTGGTCATCGAACCCACCAGAGTCCTGCACGTTCTCAAGCTGCGACTCAATGCTCTGCTCAATTTCAGCCTCAGTCATGGTTTGTAAGGCTGTCTCAGCTCGTTGCACAGTACGAGCTTCGTCAACGCTTGGAGGAGCCACATTAAACTGCCCAAAATCGGGAGCTTGTTGGCTTAGAAATTGCCCTATGGTCTGCCCAGTGGCAATAGCCTCATTAAAGTCTTGTTCAAACTTCATCTCTGTTACTGAGGCACTTAGCTCTTGCATCACTTCAACTTCTTCAGAAGGCGTCTCTTCGCTACTGCTTTGGGTAACTACTTGGTTAAAATTCTGTACTGGGCCGGTAGAGACTATTTCTTGTATCACCTCAATTTCCGACTCAAAACCCCCAGTATCACCAAATACATCGGTTGAACCCCCGGTGTCCATACTCTGCTGAATATCCGTCTGTCCTAACTGAGCAAGTTGCATAGAACCCGAATACCCTGAATCAAATACAATCCCTACTTCTGCCAGCGCCGCTGTCTGGGTGGTGTTAATAGCCTCACTGACAAAACTAGTGTCAGCGAAAGTGGCTTCTGGTGTAGGCGTAATAGCAAATGTACCTTGGGTAAAGGTCTGCGGAGAAGCAATGACCTGAGTACCCTGCGCTGGCCCACCACTGAAGGTCTGGACAGGCTGC